ATGAACGGTATGTCTGAACGCGAATATGCCGCCCATTCCGGCCTGTCACGCGGGGCAATCCAGAAGGCCCGCAAAGCCGGGCGGTTGGTGGTTTACAGCGACGGGTCGATCAATGCGGCGGCGTCCGATGTGCGCCGGGCCGAGATGACGGACCCGGATCAGCAGCGGCGCAGCACTGGTGGCACAAGTCGCACCGGCGGAGATGCCGGGTTTTCCGGGCCAGCGGACAGCTCGTCGTACCTCAAAGCCCGCACGGCGCTGACGGTTTACCAGGCGCAGGACAAACAGCTGGCGATCCAGAAGCGCAAGGGCACGCTGGTTGACCGCGCCCGGGCGGAAACGCTGGTCTTCCGCTTGGCGCGGCAGGAGCGCGACGCTTGGGTGACCTGGCCCAGCAGAGTTGCCGCTTTAATGGCCGCCGAAGTCGCAGCCGAGATGGAGAAACAATCAGGCCCACCGGCGCAGCCGGAGCGACCGCCGCAACCGGAGCGACCGGAGCGACCGGTGATCATCGAGGCCGCGATCCTGCAGAGGGTGCTGGAAACCCATGTCAGAGCGCAACTCGAAGCCCTCGCCGATCTCAGGGTCTCGCTTGGATGATGACAATGATGATCTGAGCAACGACGATCTGACCGCAGACCTCGACCTTGGCTTTGACGGGGCCGAGGACATTCTGCGGGCCTGGCGCAACGGCATGCGCCCCGATCCGGACCTGACGGTGTCGGAATGGGCGGATCAACACCGCTGGCTGTCATCGCGCGGTGCGGCCGAACCGGGGCGATACCGCACGGCCCGCGCGCCCTACCTGCGCGAGATCATGGATGCGCTGTCGCCCCGCCACCCGGCGCAGCGTGTGACGTTCATGAAGGCCGCGCAGGTTGGCGCGACCGAGGCTGGCAATAACTGGATCGGCTTTGTCATTCATCACGCGCCGGGACCGATGCTGGCGGTGCTGCCCACAGTGGAACTAGCCAAGCGCACTTCGCGCGGGCGGCTGGATCCGTTGATTGCGGAAAGTCCCGCCCTGCGCGAACGGGTCAACCCGGCCCGCTCGCGCGATGCTGGCAACTCAATGCTGTCCAAGGAGTTTCCGGGCGGTATCCTGGTGCTGACCGGCGCGAACTCGGCCACTGGCCTGCGCTCAATGCCCGCGCGCTACATTTTCCTCGACGAGGTCGATGCCTATCCGGCCTCGGCTGACGAGGAAGGTGATCCGGTCACACTGGCCGAAGCACGGACCACCACCTTCTCGCACCGGCGCAAGGTGTTCATGGTGTCCACCCCGACGATCCGGGGCCTGAGCCGCATCGAGCGCGAGTTCGAGGCATCAGATCAGCGCCGCTATTTTGTGCCCTGCCCTCATTGTGGCGTAATGCAGTGGCTTCAATTCGAGAGGCTGCGCTGGGACAAAGGTCGGCCTGACACGGCCGCCTACACCTGCGAGGGCTGTGAGAAACCCATTGCCGAGCATCACAAGACCCAGATGCTGGAGCGCGGCGAGTGGCGTGCGACCGCGACCTCAGTTGATCCGTGCTCCATCGGCTTCCACCTGTCGGCGCTTTATTCGCCGCTGGGCTGGAAAAGCTGGGCTCAGATCGCGCGCGAATGGCTGGGGGCCCAAGGCTCAGAGGAAATGCTGCGCGCTGCACGCAATACTCTCTTGGGCGAAACATGGGTCGAAAGTGGCGATGCTCCGGAATGGCAGCGGCTGGCGGAACGGCGCGAAGCTCATGGTGCCGCTCAGATCCCCGTCGGTGGTCTGTTCCTGACCGCTGGCGTCGATGTGCAGAAGGATCGCATCGAGGTCGACGTCTGGGCATGGGGTCGGGACAGGACAAGCTGGCTGGTTGATCACATCGTGATTGCCGGTGGTCCGGATGATCCGGCCTGCTGGGACAAGCTGACAGCCTTGCTCGGTCAGACATGGGCCTGCGCCAATGGTGCTGTGATGGTGATCGGCAAGCTGGCCATCGACACTGGCTATGAGGCGGCAGCGGTTTACGCATGGGCGCGCAAACAGGGGTTTGATCAGGTCGCCCCGATCAAGGGTCTCGAAGGCTTCAACCGCGCCACGCCGGTGTCGGGGCCGACCTTTGTCGATGCGACGATCGGCGGCAAACGCCTGCGCCGGGGCGCGCGGCTGTGGTCGGTGGCCACCGCCACCTTCAAGACCGAAACCTACCGCTTCCTGCGGCTGGAACGGCCCTCGGATGAAGACCGGGCGCTGGGCGTGCTCGATGCCCCCGGCACGGTGCATTTGCCAGACTGGATCGACACCGAATGGCTGAAACAGCTGGTGGCCGAACAGCTGGTCACCGTGCGCAACAAGCGCGGCTATTCCCACCCCGAATGGCAGAAAATGCGCGAGCGCAACGAGGCGCTGGACTGCCGGGTCTATGCCCGCGCTGCGGCGTGGATCATGGGCGCGGATCGCTGGGACGAGGCCACATGGCGACGGTTGGAAGCGCTGGCGGGCGTCGAAACCCAACCGGCACCGCAAACGACCACGCCGACCGAACCGACAGCACCCAAGGCCGGAACACCAACCACGCCACGGCGCAAACGCCGGGCCTACACACCGAACTTCATGAGGGATTGAGATGGATCTGGAACGAATGCGCGCGCTTTTGGCCGCACTGCAGGAGGCACGATATGCGGGCGTCCGCTCGGTCAGCTATGATGGCAAGGCGATCAACTATGGCTCGGACGCGGAACTGGCGACGGCGATAAGCGATCTGGAGGGCCGGATTGCCACCGCCACGTCGGGCACACCGCGTCGTCGGCGCTGGGGCACTGTCGCCTCAAAAGGTCTGTGACCCATGGCGTTTGAAGCCTTCCGCCAGCGCATCGGCTCAATCATCGGCGGCTTTGACGCAGCACAGGCCCATCGTCGCCTGCGCGGGTTCAGGGCGTCCCGCGCCCATGTGAACACGCTGATCGCGACCTCCGGCGACACCATCACGGCGCGCGCACGCTGGCTGGTGCGCAACAACGGTTATGCCGCAAATGCCGTGGAGAGCTTCGCCAGCAACGTGGTGGGCGATGGCATCAAGCCGTCCAGCTCCATTACAGATGCTGCCAAGAAAGAAGAGCTGCAGGCGCTGTGGCTGGCCTGGACCGACGATGCCGATGCCGAAGGGCTGACCGATTTCTACGGGCTTCAGCGCCGGGCAGCGCGTGAGGTGTTTCTGTCAGGCGAGGTCTTCATCCGCATCCGGCCGCGTCGGGCAGAAGACGGCCTGACGGTGCCGCTGCAATTGCAGATGCTGCCAGCAGAAATGCTACCGCTTGAGATGAACCGCACCCTGCCCGGCGCTGGGCTGATCCGCCAGGGCATCGAGTTCGACGGCATCGGTCGCCGCACCGCCTATCACTTCCTGCGCCGCCATCCCGGCGACGTGACCGATCCCGGTCTTGCGGGTGAGACCGTCCGCGTGCCCGCATCGGACGTGATCCACGTCCTTGACCCGGTGGAAGCAGGGCAATTGCGCGGCGTGTCGCGTTTCGCCGCCGCCATCGTCAAGCTGTTCACGCTGGACCTTTATGACGATGCCGAGTTGGAGCGCAAAAAGATCGCGGCGATGTTCGCGATGTTCATCACCTCCCCCGCCCCGGAAACCCCGCTGGAACCGACCGAGGAGGATCTGGAAGTTGAACCCGGCCAGGTGGTGCGCCTCGATCCCGGTGAGGATGTGTCAACGCCCGCCACGCCAGACTCGGGCGGCACCTACGAGCCGTTTCAATACCGAACCCTGCTGCAAATCGCGGCGGCACTGGGCATCCCCTACGGCTATCTGACCGGCGACACCGCCAAGGGTAACTTCTCGAACACGCGCATCTCGCTGATCGAATTCCGCCGCCGCATCTCGGCCTGGCAGCATGGCGTGCTGGTGTTTCAGCTCTGCCGCGCGGTCTGGGTGCGCTGGATGGACGTGGCCGTCCTGTCCGGCGCGCTGGACCTGCCCGGCTATGACCAACAGCGCCGCCAATATCAGGCCTGCGCCTGGCTGCCGACCAAATGGGATTGGGTCGATCCGATGAAGGATGCCTCAGCCGAGATCCTGCAGATCGAAGCGGGGTTGAAATCGCGCACCCAAGCCCTGTCGGAGCGTGGCTATGACGCCGAACAGGTCGACCGCGAGATTGCCGCCGAGCGCCAACGTGAATTGGCGCTGGGTCTCGACTTCCGGCGTCCGGGATCGCCCGCGCAGGGGCCGGGTGCGGCAAATAACGCAGATACGGCGGCCGCAAACGACACAGGCGATCAGGCCAACCTGTCGCAAAACGGAACCGATCCCGTCGCCAATTCCGCCGCCGATGCCGGAAAGGGGGCATGATGCATCACGTCCAAATCGCGCAGCGCGCCTTCAACACCCCGCTGATGGTGGACCCGGCAAAGGCGCTGGCATTCCTCTCGGGGTTGGGGCCGCGCATCACGGGACAAGAGATCACCTTCCAGGGGCTGGATGTTAATACTGCGGATAAGGCTTCCGCCGCCCTG